GCTTGTGAATCATAGGTTCTCTATCATCACATTTGTCTAATTTTCGTTCCGCATGGCCTGCACTATATAAACCATACTTGTAACTAAAATATGCATCCTCAGGACCCTTTAAAAAGTCCAATCCTTGAATCCCTAATTCGAATTTTTCTGGTACACGCTCTTTAGGAATAAACTTCTCATCTAGTAAATCTTTACCGAGATGTGTTGTATAGAATCCGCTAATGGCTGGCAAATATTTTGCCCAGCCGCCAGCAATGTGGCGTTCGGTAAAGTCGATTTTGTTTTGTGTCATGCTGTATTTAGATCTTAAGCCTTGCCTGCTGGTAGAACATAGGAATATTTGCCTATGCCACTATCAATCTCAATCATCAATGCACCTGCATCTGAAAATTTCATAGTCGTTGTTGAAGCTGTTTCGCTTAACTTCAGAATACTTAATACCTGTGATAGAGGCCACGACCACTGATGTTTCATTGTACCTGTTACATTCGTCGCAAAAGGAACAGTTGTCCGATCTGTTGGACCGCTGCCGACATTAAAATTCAATGTACCGTTGTCAACACTTACTACGAAACGTTTTTCAAATCCCCCTAGTGTGCCTTGCCAATATGCAAGTTCAGCAATCTTCTTCTTTTCGGGATCAATTGTAATGTTCCATGCAGCACCCTTGAATGCTGGTACCTTAATCTGTTCATTAACCATTGTTTCACTCATAAAGCGATAGTTAGCCGTATGGCCAGCACCACTTGCGAATTTAAGCTCTGTCGGGACAGTTACCGCATTACGCAATTCTGTTACAACATCAACAGATGCCTTATCACCAGAGAATAAAGGGAAATCAATGCAGCCCTTCAATACAGCAATACGCGATAATCCTACCGTCATATCAATGCCTGTGATTGGCTGATACATGCTACCAAAAATAACAACCGTTTTATCTACGTCGATTGCTTCAATCTTCGCATCTGCCGCTGTACCTACGATTTTTACCATATCAATAAAGCCCAACGAATTGGTGTGTTTAATGATGTCTTTCATACTATCTAGAATGTTCATTTTTGTTCCTTTATAAAAATCTTCCTAATTCTTCTATCATTGTTTTACAACTATTATACATCAATTTCAGGCCCTTCATAAATTCTTCAGTCTCAGTATCGGGCTGAGAATTTCTACAGAATTTATTCATGTCTCTAATTGACTTTATCATAATTTTCAATTCTTCTATTGTATCTTTTACACTGCCCATGTCAGTACTGTTATCATATGACGACGACAATAGCATATGTTTTCTTTTTAATTTTTCATAATCAATATAGAAACTATTTCCTTTAGGCGAAATAAGTTTCCAGATTGAATCATCACTATCCTGGATTTCTTTTAATCGCATAATATTTTTCCTGTTTCATAAAAATAAGTAGTTTTTATATCGAGTATGTCCAATATTAGACCCTTTTCATACCTATATCTTGCGTAAAGTTTTAAATTTTCCTTAAAAGATAAACTTTTATCATCTTGATACCCAAATCTCATCTCCCAAAGTTTATGCTTTTCTGCATAAAATCTCATAGATTTGTTAGGTTCTTCGTAGTCATCTGTTTCGGCTTCTATCTCACAATCGATATCGTCTAATTCTGCATTATCTTTATCCATTATAAATCTCCTCTTTGTTAGTATAACGAAATTAGTTGAGAAAGTCAAACATTTCACATCTTGCTGAAGTCAAATAATGTTTCAAGGTGTGCATGTTCCTTGTTGGTTCTGCTAAGATCCCATTTAAGAACACCTAAAAGATTTTCAACCTTTTTATCAACAATGCCTGCCATCATATCTTCACTATCAAATGGGAGGGACAGGAACCATTCCGGCAAATGGACTTCGTCAACTGGATATGCAATACTTGTGAGTCTGTTTTCAGTAGTCGGTTTCAACTTGCACACAATAACTTTCTGACCGTCAATGATCTTCATAGCATGTTGATCCATGTGAATTTCTTTTAATCTGTTCCACGCCAAACTAGCAGTAACGTGGCCCGGCACATGCAGATTACCTACAGCAATACCTTTCAACTTCTGTCGGCCTGCTTCCTCTAACTTTTCCCTGTAATGAGTTAGTTTATTAACTGCTCTTGGAGTCCCTTGTTGCCACGGTTTCATGTCTTCAAACTTTTCCTTGAATAACCGCACCTTCTCAATCACTGCATTTTCGCCTTTGTCCGTTAGTGTATCCATTAGGATCTCACTGAGGAACTGTTGCACGAATTTAGGTGTATCTGCACGCTTTAAATCGAGACCCATAGCCTTTACCTTACCTACTTTGCCGCCCACGTCAAGCCTAATACCATCCTTATCATACATTAGACAGGCATATCGTTTCTTAACAATCCAAATACCCGTCTCAGAAACAGTTTCACGAGAGCTCGCAATTACGCCAGTTGAACGCTTAACAGGAACATTTAGGCTGCTCAATAAGAATTCTGGGAAGGTTGCCGAAACTGCCTTAGCCAAGTCATTATATAGATCAACAATGCTTTCTTTGGTCCACACAATCTCGTTACGTTCTATTTCATCCTTAAGAATTGGGTATGCAGAGAAGTAACAAGAGTCAGTATCTCCATACACAATAGACTTACCATAGTGATCATATTCGCCCGTTATCATCTCGTTAGTTCTTGCTGCCATGTGCTTGGTAATTGTTCTACCAGTTAAGGTAGTTGATTGCCCCAATCGTTGATCAAAGAATCTACTGCCGGCATTCAAAAGAGCACCATACGCGGAGTTAAGATTGATCTTCTTGACCAATTGTCGTTTATCCCAAAATCCAACAATACGCTTCAAATCCTTCTGGTCTCTATAGATTGCTTTACCGTCCTTGACCATTAGATTATGTTGATTCATATATTGAATGACACGTTTCTTCCCACCCTCGGCAACAAGTTCTTTCAGTTTCTTAGGTTTGTAAGATTCAGATTCAAGATATGGGTTTGCTCTTAATTCAACATCGCTGATATCATCATTTGTAAATAATTCGGCAGGTACTTTTGCACCTTCAATTTTAGCATTATCTTCGATATCTTGATAGTTAACCATTATGCCCTGGAGCACCTTACGTTCTCCATACCATCTTGTCAATAGACTAGGGACCACCCCCTCTTTATCCGTTTTGAAGATTGTACCATTTGCGCTGATACACCACGGTTGTCCGCTCTCGAATATTAGGTCATGAAGTTCTTTACCTGTCACTTCAAACTCGGATCCATCCTCCATATCGAGTATCATCTTATTACCAATGTCCTCGCTGTAGAAGTCTTCCATTTCTAATACGTGGAATCTGTCGTTCCACCAGGCTGCGAATGTATGTTTTCCGCCCTTTGCTTCCCACGCTGCAATTGCTTCATTGGTACGATCGAGTCTAATCTGTCCAATAATCATTTCCGGACTCATATTCAGGGTCCTAATCACAGATGGGTACAATGACTTCATGTCAGTGCTTCCTATCCATCTGTGAAATCCCTTCTTAGGAGTTGCCACCCAACCGCCAGCCGCTCGAGTCGCAGTTTCCTCGTGTCCATGCTTCTTGTCTGGACAAATCATACCATTATTATGAGCTTCCATTAATACATTCTGATCAGTAACCGCTACTGCGCCCATTGTGGTCTGTATCAATACACAACTCGAATGCGCGATAGAATTCGCTAAGTCAATGAATTGTAATTTCTTATCAAGTTTATCTAATAGCCGTGTATCTTGTAAATTATATTCGAGGAATTTCTTAAAGTCATCATTATATAATTCGTCTAATGTCCCATCGTATTGAATCTTTGTCTCGCCCAATTCAACTTCAGCAATCGCATTAAGTGCATAGCTATGTCTTTCTTCATAGTTATATTTCTTATAGATCGCCATGTAATCAATCGATATGCGTCCGATCAAGTCGTATGTAAGAGCTTCTCTACCGCCACGTTCAAATTTACGTTCCTTCGGCATTTGATCCCAGAGGCACATACGGCGGGCTTCGTTTTTGCCTAACACTTTCTTGATACGATTTACCGTATAAGGAATATCGTATGGTTCAGAGTTCCAACCTGATAGTACATCCGCATCTTCGATAACATCGATAAAGGCATTAAGCATCTCAGCTTCTGTCTTGAATAGAACTGTATTACCAACTTCATTTGCGATTACTGTCGCTTCTTCCCACGAAAGTGTCTCTGGTGGAAGTGCTAAACATATAATCTCATCTAACCACTGCAGGTGTACTGATATAGCGGTGATATAATTGTCGGCATCAGCAGCATCGGACCAACCCTCCTCTTTGTCAAAACTAGTCTCGATATCAAAGAATGCTACATTCAATGCGGGCGCGTCGCCGTGGTGATAATTAGTTTCAAGACATCTAAAGATAGGATCTACATCAGATTCCCATTTTCTGACATTCCCCGATAGTGTCTTGAGTAGTTTTTGTTTTTCAACATAGGTCCGCGGAATAATCTTCTTTACGGTATCACCGTAGATAGTCTTATGTGAACCTTTTGGGTCAGTAAGGAAAAAATGATAGTCAGGCTGATACTCTTTATAGACGCGCTGACCGTTTACTCGTTCAACTATCTTAATTACTTCCTGATCGCCGCCTTTCTTAAACAAGGCGTCGATATACATTAACCTAGGCCCCCGGCCTTATATAATTCTTCGAGCTCGTCGAACGCTTCTCTCCGATCATTCATGTCACCCTTCTGACATGTTCGGATAAGTTTATTTAATTGCCCCGGTTTTACCTCGAGTTCTTCGGCGATTGCTTTTACAGTTTCGCTTAACCCTTCTTTCAGGTCTTCACATTCCTGCAATACCTGGACCCCATCTGCAACCAATTGTTTCAGTCGTGCAATATTTTCTGGTGATAATTTCATTTGACTCCTTGAGCGTGTAGTGCTTTACTTAGCGATTAGGCTAGTATAACAATACTGTTCGTGATAGTCAAGGATTTCTTATTTGCAGGCACAGCGGGCAACTTCTTTGCCCTTATAGTCAGCAATTGCTGCCTTTACTGCATCTTCGGCAAGAATCGAACAATGGATCTTTACTGGAGGTAAGGCCAGTTCTTCTGCTATCTGAGAGTTTTTGATTGTTGCTGCTTCATCTAATGTTTTACCTTTGACCCACTCAGTAACCAGGCTACTGGAGGCGATCGCCGAGCCGCAGCCGTATGTTTTAAATTTCGCATCTTCAATGATGCCTGTATCTGGATTTACCTTAAGTTGAAGCTTCATTACATCGCCACATGCTGGAGCTCCTACCATTCCAGTACCTACGTTTAAGTCGGAACCATCCATCTTACCCACGTTGCGTGGATTCTCGTAGTGATCTACTACCTTTGAACTATATGCCATAATTGCCCTCTGTTAAACTAAATCAATCTTTTCCCACGGTAACTCCGATTTGCCGAAATGACCGTAGTTGGTGGTCTGCAGGTATATTGGACGGAAAAGATTGAATCTATCAATAATCCCTTTTGGTGTCAGATCGACGTTATCTTGAATCCATTTTGCCAATCTTCTTGCTTTAACAGGGTTTTCGGTCTCCACATAGAAACTCATCGGATCTTTCAGCCCGATAGCATAACTGATTTGTACGGTTGCCCATTCTGCCATCCCTGCCGCAACAATATTCTTCGCTAGATAACGCATCATATATGCTGCCGATCTGTCAACCTTGGTCGGGTCTTTCCCTGAGAACGCGCCGCCACCGTGTGGTGCATATCCGCCGTATGTGTCAACAATAATTTTGCGGCCTGTGACACCTGTATCACCGTCTGGGCCTCCCACCACAAATCGTCCTGTTGGATTAATAAAGAATTCTGTATTATTATCGACAAACTTCGCTGGCAATACTTGTCGTATTACTGCTTCAACTGCCGTACGCAATGCGTCAATGCCAATATCAGCGATGTGCTGCGTGCTACATACGACTTTAGAGATGCGTACGGGCTGATTATTATCGTCGTACTCGAATGTCACCTGACTCTTAGCATCGGGCCCTACAATATCAAGTATGCCATTCTTACGCAATTCAGCTAGTTTTTCAACAATGCGGTGACTCCAGTAAATCGCATTAGGCATATATACTTCTGTTTCTCTACATGCGTACCCGAACATTAATCCCTGGTCGCCAGCACCAAAATTATCAGTGCCTAGTGCAATATCTGCACTCTGCCCATGCAGAAGATTTGTGATCTGCACCGTCTTCCAATCAAATCCCGATTGCTCATACCCGATTTGTCTAATTGTTTGGCGTATTGCCTCATCTACACACTTATTCGAAAGCTCACCTTTATATTCGCCTGCAACTACCACACGATTTGTAGTAACCAATGTTTCGCAGGCGCATCGTAATGTCTGGTCTTGACTGGCCATAACCAAATCAAGTACCGTATCGCTAATCGCGTCTGCCACTTTGTCGGGGTGCCCTTCAGACACCGATTCACTTGTAAATAAATAACTCATTGAAACCCTTTAAAATAATGTACTAATGTACTGGTATACTAGAGTGTTATTTATTAAAACATGCCGTAGGCATCACCAGTTAGTGGTTCGTTAGAACCTTTATACATCTTCGGATCGTATCCGTGTATCAATGAGAGTGTGCCTTTTCTTAGCGTATCGTTTGCAGTTTCTTGTCCGAAGCGGTGCATCTGGTCGGGCATCACTCGTTTAAACCAATCCACAATGAGTGGACGTACATCGCGCCCTGGGTCTGATTCTTCTAGGGATCGAAACTGATCATTTAATTCATCATCTTCGATGATTTCCATTATATAGATCGGTGCTACTGCTGCTGGAATTGGTCTTTCCATTAGATGCTTAACCAGATCAAAATCTTTTGGAGTGAGCGGTAATTTATGCACTGCTTCAGTTAGCCTCTTAACCGGACGATATGCATATCTACTTGCACCAAATTTCAGATCTAATCTATCTGCTGCATGTGATGCACGCTTTAAATTACTGTACGGCCCACTCACCTTCTGCTCTGTGCGAGTATCATACACTTCGTATGCGCCTAGATCCTTTAATTCATTTTCAGTTACACTAGTTTTTTGTATAATATCTTTCAGTGATACATAATCCGCTTTCAACTTTGATTTCAAGAAATCTCTAGCGGTACCAGCGGCCATATGGCAAATCTTATCTACGTAACGATCCATTCGCGATTGCAGCTTATCAATGGTCTTAAATGACTGTGATGATAGCCCACGATCAGTTATGCCTTTAGGTAGTAAAATTTCCACTATTCTCATATGTATATTTATCAAATTTTATCAACATTGATAATAAAATCAAAATTATAGGGGCCGAAGCCCCTATATAAGTTCGATATTAGATATTAAACTGTTTTGTTACTGATTTCGGCACCAGGTCGATATCATATTCTTTCGCCTTCTCAATGATAGTCGGAAGAATAAATACCGCGCCCGGAATAGATACAAGACCAGCAAAGGCTGCCGCCTTAATTAATTCCGTTGCCTTCTTATTTGCATCAGCAAGCTCGTTCGGTGTTGCGTCACCGTGAAAGGACTTCTGATAGGTTTTAAATACGTCTTGACTGTTTTCGTATTCAGCCTTAACTACAGTTTGAACCTTCTCGAGCACAGCTTTTGTGGCTTCAGGTGTCTTAGGCATCGCTGCATAAAAGTCAGTTAATGGTTTGAAAAAATCTTGAGGGGTTTTTGGAGTTGTGAACATTTTAATTTCCTAGGTTGAGCGCCACTATGGCCACTATTGTAAACTTATTGCCTCATTATGAGCGCAATATTGTATAGTATATTACTTATCAATAAAATGTGCGACCGCACATTTTGTGGTATTATTAGTCTTTCGGTGGTCTTAAAGATGGGTCATCTGGTGTAACACCCGGTACGCTAGGCGATTGCCGTCCGGGTTGATTACTTCTCTGATTTTGCCGGCCATTATACCCACTACTCTGATTGGAAATATAAGGGGAATTGCCTGCGTACTGATCGTCAGTGCCGGGCTGATCTTCGTATCCGGCAGCACCATACCGATAGTATCCTTCAATCTCCGATTTCTTAGCGAAACCACGAGTGATTGCTCCACCAGTTAATAATGCCCCGAATGCTAGGTGAAACATACCACCGCCCAATAGTGTCAGAGGATTCCACTGTTTCAGTGCTTGATTCCCTTTTATTAGACTATCAGCAATATCGACAACATCTTTACCCTCGATCTTCTGGAAAATCATAGTTTCAACTCGACTATTGTGTGCTGCAACATACACAGGCATGATAATAAAGTCAAATAGGCAAATAAGCAGGTATACCGCAGCGGCTGCTGGTAACCACATCTTTTGATGCCAGGAATTATCGTCAAGTGTTTTAGATATCTTCATATACCATATTTATCATAATAAAAGAAAAAGCCCCATGTATTAAATGGGGCTTTTCGAAATAAACTAATCTAAGTTAGTTATTCGGATTAAGCTAGTTGGTATTCAACATAGACTGTTACAACACCGGCGCCTGCCGGTGTTCCAGCCACTGTCCCGATAACCTGCTCAGACCCTGCTTCAACTACCATATCTTCTGCGATATACATACCAACAGTCTGATTATCAACTTCATCGGTTGTCATATAAGCTGCGACACTTCCCGCCTTACCAATTGATAAAGTTCCGGTGCCTGTATCTGCTGCTGTGATATTAGCCTTAACTTTAAGAATTGTTGAACCTACTGGTAGTGCTGCGCCAATATTGAATGTCCCTGTTGCCGCAATACTAAATGTTGCTGTGACACCCTTGACATCGCCAGCTGATCCGGTTGAAGCTACCTGATCAACATAATATTTGTTGACAAGGTTTGTGTCAGCCAGGCTAGTTGCATATTGAGCCGCTGTTGGACCGCTAACATTAACCTTATTGGCTGAAGTACCGCTCAGTAAGAATGTTGTACTTCCAGTTCCAGATGCGAGCGCTAGTGTTGTGTTACCACGAACTGTTAGCGGTGTACCTGCATCTGACTGGACAAGACCAGCGCCTGCTGGGCCGACAATAAGTGCGCCTGTACCGGTTGGGTTAATGACAATATTGCCATTTGTGGTAGTAGAAGTAATAGTTGTATCACCTGCCGCTGCACCTTGGATAGTTGCTGAACCAATCGTTAACTTATCAGTAGCGAAGCTCAATGCCGACGATGTCAACACTGCGCCTGTGCCATTGCCGATCATAACCTGACCAGAACCTAGTGTAGTGGCACCAGTACCACCGCTTGCTACACCTAATGTACCTGCTAATGTAACGGCACCATTTGTAGCCGTATTTGGTGTTAAACCAGATAGACTTGTTTGGAATGATGTTACAGCGTTGGCAGCAATAGTGGCTGTTGAAATCAGTGTACCACTTGTTGGGAATGTAACACCAGTTACACCAGTCATTGTGAATGTCGAAGCAAAAGCGCCTGAAGTTGTCAATGATCCATCTAGGGTAACATTATTAGCACCTAATGTAATTGTGCCTGTGTTGCTAACACCAGTACCGCCATTTGCTGCTGGAAGGATACCAGATACGTCTGCCGTTAAGCTGACTGCACTATATGTTGGTGTTGTGCCACCGTGTAATACCGTGCCAGATGTACCAACTGCAAGTTTTGACAATGCTGTTGTCGATGATGCATATAAAATGTCACCAACTGTGTATGAACTAAAACCAGTTCCACCCTTTGTAGCACCGATTAAACCAATTGCAACATCACCTGCTGTTACAGAAAATTCAGTTGCATTAAATTTTGCAACACCTTTCTGTGATGCACTGGCATCTGCTGCTGTGATTGTTACTGTCGATGTGCCTGAAGATGATTCTGTCGTAGCTGTTGAGATACCCTGTGTTGAGGTACCTTTAATCTGCAATGTGTCGCCTAAAATAAGGGAGTCAGAACCTGCATCACCATTAAGTGTAAACTGGGCGTGCTCCAGCATTGCATTTGTAACACCGGCTACGGAAATCTTTAGACCAGATGCCGACTGTTCAAGTCCTGCACCATCTAACACAAATGTTAGTTGGTCACCTATAG